CAGTTGGTGGAGCAAATACGACAGGAATTGGGTCTACTGGAGGAAATGGTATAGTATTCATTAATGGAATATTCCAAACACCAACCACTGTAAATAATCCAAATAATAATTTCCAAATCTTAGAAAATACAGTATCAGGAATTTCTAGTATAGTTTTCAGTGGTATTAGAACTGATACTGATGATCCCAATAGCATTTTAATAGTAGAAAATGATATTAACCAGAATCAAGTTCCAAGAGGTGGAATTATTATTTCTATTGGATCATCTGGTGGACTTGGATTTGCCCCTCTTGTAGGAGCGGCAGTTACTGCTGTTATTAGTGGAGGAGTTATACAAAATAGTATTGGTATTGGAACTACGGATAATAATGGTTCTGGATACAATAATATTGTATCCATAGGAGTGACTGCATACGATCCAACTGGAGTAGGAACTGATGCAGTTATCAATGCAACAGTTGGTGCTGGAGGAACTCTATCATTTAATGTAATTAATGGAGGAACTGGTTATTCAAATCAAACTAAAATTTACGTTTCTGAGCCATCATACGAAAATCTGGAAGTTGTGGGAGTTTCTAGAATTGGTATTGGAGCAACTACAGATACTGGAGTTGGTTTGCTGTTAAATCTTGAAGTTGGGGCAAGTTCATCTGCAGGTATTGGATCAACATATTTCGAGGTAACTAATTTCTCCATAACCAGAAATGGATATTCATTTAGAAAAGGTGATGTATTTAAACCGGTAGGTTTAGTCACTGATGGTAGATTGGGATCACCATTCTCAGAATTTGAGTTAACAGTATTAGAAACATTTAGTGATAATTTTGGTGCTTGGCAATTTGGAGAACTTGATTTTATAGATTCTCTCAAGAATTATCAAGATGGTTCTAGAGTAGACTTCCCATTATTCTATAATGGTTCTCTTCTAAGTTTTGAATTGAATGATGAAGACACTGAAACAGAATTGCAAAATTCCTTAATTATTTTCATCAATGGAGTGCTGCAAGATCCAGGATTATCTTATGAATTTAATGGAGGAACTTCCTTTACATTTACAACACCACCAAAACCTGAAGATGAAATTGCAGTTTTCTTTTATAGAGGAACTAGAGGATTGGATGATATTTTGGTTACCAATATTCAACCATCTTTAGAAAAAGGAGACACAGTTCAGGTATACAAAAATAATACAATAGACACAACCATAACTCAGGATAAGAGGACTGTTTTTGATCTTTCTTTCTCCGATAAATTTGAAACAAATCTATACACCAATCAAGGAATAGATATCTCAAATAACAAACCAATGTCATGGACTAAACAAAAAACAGATAGAATAATAAATGGTGAATTTGTTCATAAAACGAGAAGGTCCTTAATATCTCAAATTTATCCTACATCTAGAATTATTGATAGTTTTTCAACTTCTGATACTGAAATATTTGTAGATGATGGTGATCTTTTTGAATACGATACCGCAGAACCATTTAGTGCCATTATAGTTGATGGAAAAGAAATTTCTGCAGGAAAAATAACAGCATCTATCGGTGTTGGTGGAACAGTTTCATCTCTTACCATTGTTGAATCTGGATCTGGATATCAACCAGGTTCCACAATCGACATTAAATTTATTGCACCACTTACCATTGGTATTGGAGTAGGAACAACTGCTTCCGCAACTGTAAGTGTTGATGGTTCCGGATCATTGACAACACCATTAATAACAAATCCTGGTTTTGGATATACAACCGAACCTTTAACAATTGTTCCCTTACCTGAGAGTGATATAGAAACTGTATCATCGGTATCAAGTGTCAAGGGATTCTCGGGAATTATTACTGGAATAGAATCTGCAAACAATGGAGGACAATTAGCACTTAAGTTTTACCTCAAAACAAGTGGATTGTTTGATAATGGAACGAATAGTTTGTTAGTCGGATATCCAATTTTTGTCAAAAATACGACTGTTGGTTCTGGTTGTAATTCTGTAGATTCTTCCGACTCTGATATAGTTGGAATAGGAACGACATTCTTTGACAATATTTACTATGTACATCAAATTAGTAATGATGGTGGGGTTAATGGCATTGCAACTTGTAATGTCAGCAACTCTACAATAGTTTCATCTTTACCAGCTATTGGCAGTAACTTCGGACAATTCTCTTGGGGTCGTCTTGGCATCACTCAGAGATCTTCATCACCCATTTCCATTGCAGTAACAGGAAAAACCGTTGATGTTGGGTTATCGACTTTCCCAACAATTCAAAGAAGAAGTCAGGGGTTGAGACAAAGTGGTGCTCTTATTGAAAAATTACAATAATTAAATTTATTTTACACTTATAAATATCTAAAAAACCGTACAATATGGCTGCTATCGTAACAGATCAATTTAGAATTGCCAATGCAAGTACTTTTGTAGATTCTGTACTGGATGCTAATAATTCTTACTATGTTTTCTTAGGACTTTCAAATCCAGGAACAGCAGGAGATTTTGTTGGATTTGGTAGAAGTGAAACATGGGATGATTCTCCGGCAGGTATTCCTAATCCGACAGACAATCAACAATATTTGAGTCACTATAGAAATACCTCACTATTTGGTAAAAAGATTAATAGTGCAAATATTAGGAGAGTGGTAAGAAAAGTAAATTGGATCCAAGGTACAAAATATGATATGTACCGACATGATTATAGTCAGTATAATCTATCTCCAAATTCATCTTCTGCAAGATTATATGATACAAATTATTATGTAATAAACAGTGATTTTAGAGTTTACATTTGCTTATACAATGGATCATCAGGACCTGATGAGTTAAAAGGACAAACTTCTCAAAATGAACCAACCTTTACTGATTTAGAACCATCTTCCGCAGGTCCTGATGATCCTTATATTTGGAAGTATCTATTTACTATTTCTCCAAGTGATATTATAAAATTTGATTCTACAGAATATATTGTTCTTCCAAACGATTGGGCAACCTCTACAGATCCACAAATTCAAAACATTAGAGAATCTGGAGACTCTACGATTAATAATAACCAGATAAAAGTCGTCTATATTGCTGATGGTGGATCTGGATATACTGCAGGACAAACCAAAACTTATAATATTATTGGTGATGGGACTGGAGGACAAGTTTCGGTTACCACAAATCTTTCTGGGGAAATAATCAAAACCCAAGTTGTTTCTGGTGGATCTGGATATACTTTCGGCATAGTCGATTTGGAAAGTCAGGGAAATGTCAATGACCCAGCTAAGTTGATTCCTATCATACCTCCATCAAAAGGACATGGATATGATATTTACAATGAATTAGGATCGGATAAAGTTCTAATATATGCAAGATTTGATGATTCTACGGAAGATTTTCCCGTAGATACAAAATTTGCACAAGTTGGAATTATAAAAAATCCCCAACAAAGTAATTCTTCACAGATTTTTACTGCTGACCAATATTCTTCATTAGGAGCAATTAAATTACAATCTGTTGATAGTACTCCTGTTGTAGGTGCTGCTATAACGCAATCAGTTACTGGAGGGACTGCAAGAGGATATGTTGCGTCATATAATGCTTCTACTGGTGTTTTAAAATATTATCAAGATAGATCATTATATTTTGCAAATAAATTAGACCAAACTGATAGAAATGATGTTTCGCAAAAAGGAAAAGTACTTAGTTTTGAATCTTCTAGTAATCCAATAATTCCATATAATGGTTCTATCCAATTAGGTTTTAGTGGAGTAACAACAACGGTTGATTCCAGATCAATAAACTTGGGTACTGTTTTTAGTTCTGGCATTTCCACATCAGAGATAAATAAAAATACAGGAGATATAATTTACATTGACAATCGATCTTTAGTTTCAAGAGACTCTAGACAAAAAGAAGACGTTAAAATTATTCTGGAATTCTAAGGAAAAAAATGGCACAAAAAACAAACTTAAATATCAATCCATATTATGACGATTTTGATAGCGATAAGAATTTTTATAAAGTTCTTTTTAAACCAGGATTTCCTGTACAGTCTAGAGAATTAACAACATTACAATCAATATTACAAAATCAAATAGAAGATTTTGGTAGTCATCTTTTTAAGGAGGGATCGGTTGTAATTCCTGGAAACATTTCTTATGATGGACAATTTTATGCAGTAAAAGTAAATTCTTCACAATTTGGAATTGATTTATCTGTATACATTGAAAACTTTTTAGGTAAAGTAATTGTTGGACAAACTTCAGGATCAACTGCAAAAATTCAAAAAATAGTTTTTCCAACCGAAAGTGATGAAGTAGAATACATTACACTATATGTAAGATATCTGGAATCGGACCAAAATTTTCAATTTAATCAATTTTTAGATGGGGAATCTTTTGCTGCAAATGAAAATGTAGTGTATGGAAATACAACTATAAACGCAGGTGTTCCATTTGCGACGGCAATATCCACCAATGCAACTTCAATAGGATCAGCAGTATCAATTGCAGATGGTGTTTATTTTATTAGGGGATATTTTGTTAATGTATTATCCCAAAATATAATTTTAGATTATTATACAAATACTCCATCTTACAAAGTAGGATTAAAAATAACAGAATCTATTATCTATGCAAAAGATGACGAATCTTTATATGACAATGCAAAAGGATTTTCTAATTATGCATCTCCAGGAGCAGATAGACTAAAGATTGATTTGACATTATTTAAAAAGGATATAACTGATAACGATGATACTGACTTTGTAGAATTATTAAGAGTAAAAGACGGTAAAGTTAAAAAAATAACAACAAAAACAGAATACAATAAAATTCGTGATTATTTGGCAGAGAGAACTTTTGATGAATCTGGAAATTACGTAGTAAATCCATTTGAAATAAAACTAGCAGAATCCATCAATGACAGACTTGGAAATGATGGAATTTTCTTTAGTGATGAAGTTACCGAACAAAACAATAAGCCATCAGAAAACTTATTGTGCCTAAAAATATCTCCAGGCAAAGCATATGTTGCTGGATATGATATTGAAAAAAATTCAACTGAAATTATAGATATAGAAAAACCAAGAGATACTGAAAAAGTAGAAAATATAACGGTTCCCTTTGAAATGGGAAATATCTTGAAAGTCAATAATGTTAATGGAATTGCTAAAGTTAGAGAAACTATTCAATTATATTCCCAATTCGGAGCAAATGGTACTCAAATTGGAGAAGCTAGAGTATATTCATTTAATCTTTCAGATTCTGCATATACAAACGCACAAACTCAATGGGATTTGAGATTATATGATATTCAAACATATACTAGATTAACACTAAATCAGGATGTCACTGTTTCAGAAATTGAAGAATCTTTCTTTATAGAAGGAAAAAGTTCTGGTGCGAGTGGATTTGCCACATCTGATGGATCGTCTAATGTGATCTTTTTGAGACAAACCTCCGGAACCTTTGCGAAGGGAGATCAGTTGATTGTCAATGGTGTGGATATATCAAGAACAGTAAAAGAGGTAAGAGTATATAATACACAAAATATAAAGTCAGTTAAGCAATCTGCACCATTTTCATCTTTTGACTTTACTGCAGATTCTGTTTTAGAAAGATTTAGATTTCCAAGTGGAATTTCTCAGATATCAATTACATCTGAGGCTGGAGGAATTTCAACCGTAAC